ACCAAGGACCGCCGCATTCTTGATGCGGTGCATGCCCTGGTCGGCGATACCACATGGCAGGAGCTGGCTGAAACCTATACCAGTGATATGCCCGAGACTCTTACCACAGGTATTGCCTCGTACTTCCGGCAGGTGGCTGATTTGGCTGATACGTGGGCCAAGAGCATTGGCGACGGTGTCGTCAGCGATCAGGAACTGGCCGAGATTCGCCTGCAGGTGTTTCGCGGTATTCAGGGACTGCTGGGGATGCTCAACCGGGCCACATACGTTAACCAGACCACGCGGGGTACTGACCGTGGCTGACGTTATCGATTTTGCCAACGACCTGGTGCAAGAGCGGATGGATCAGGCGCTTGCAGCACGCAATGCGAATAAAACCGCAACTGCTGCACATTCTTTCATGTTCTGCGAAAGCTGCGACACGCCGATCCCGTTGGCGCGTCGAGTAGCGATCCCTGGCTGCACCCACTGTGTGACGTGCCAATCCATCGACGAAGCCAGGAAGGCCCGCCATGCTCGATGAGGTATTCAATCAATTCTCTGATTACGGCTTGGAGCCTGATCAACCCTTGGTGTTCGGCAAGCTGACCCGTTGCAAAACCTCCCAGGACAAGGGCAAGGAAAAAAACGGCTGGTACGTGGTCCACGAGCATGTCACCGAGAAAAACGGAACGTTGATCTTCGGCAGCTTCGGTGATTGGCGATCCGGTGAGTCTCAGAAGATCAAGGTCAAGGCCGGGCGTATGAGCCCCGAGGAGCGCGAAGTCATGCGCGCTCGCCAGGAAGAGGCCAAGCGTAAGGCTGCCGAGGTCGCGGCGAATGCCTCACGTCGAGCGGCCAGCCGTGCAGCGGCTTTGTTCAAGCGCATGCCCGAGAAGGGTAAGAGCGCCTACCTGGATCGAAAGCAGATCGTCGGCTTCAAGGTTCGCTATGCGCCACGTACCGGCGCATTTTTGGTGCCTATGTGCAACGTGCGCGACCAGATCGTTGGCCTGCAGGTGATCTTCCCGGCAAAGCAGGAGGACACCGGGCGTGACAAGGCCTACTGGCCCTACGGAATGTCGAAAGAAGGCGCCTTCCACTTGATCGGCCCGCACCCTGAACCGGGTGAGCCGGTGCTGGTGTGTGAGGGCTACGCCACGGGCGCCAGCCTGCACATGGCGACTTCGCTGACGGTCGCCATCGCCTTCGATGCCGGTAACCTGTTGCCAGTCTCAAAGGCCATGCGCGAGCGCTTCCCGGGCTGCCCGCTGATCATTTGTCGTGATGATGACTGGAAGACCAAACGCCCCAGCGGCGATCCTTGGAACCCCGGCGAAGAGAAGGCCAGCAACGCCGCACTGATTGTCGGTGGCCAGGTAGTCGCACCCGTCTTCTCCGGCGAGCGTGAAATCAAGTGGACCGACTTCAACGACCTGCACATCGCCGAAGGGTTGGAGGCCGTCCGCCGCCAGGTGCTGGCGGTGGTCAAGCCTCCAGCAGCTGGTGGTTGGAAGGATCAACTTGCCCGCACCGAAAACGGCTCCCTGATCGCGCACATGCAAAACGTCGAACTGATTCTGGGCAATGACGAACGCTGGGCCGGCGTCATCGGTTACAGCGTGTTCAGCTCCAAAATCGTCAAGCTGCGGTCAGCGCCCTTTGGCGGCGGTGCCGGTGATTGGGCCGACATCGACGACATGCGGGTGATGAAGTGGCTCGCGCAGCAGTACAACCTTCGGGTCAAGGCGTCCCATGTAATCGAGGCGGTCAGCGTTGTTGCCCACGACCATTCCTTTCACCCGGTGCGCGAGTATCTGGAGAAACTGGAATGGGACCGCGTGCCCCGGCTGGAAACCTGGCTGACCGATGTGCTGGGCGTCCAGCCTACGGATTACTCGGCCAAAGTCGGAAAGCGCTGGCCGATCTCGGCGGTTGCCCGTGTGATGCGCCCGGGCTGTAAGGCCGACTCGGTGATGATCCTCGAAGGCGGGCAGGGCGCTGGTAAGTCCACTGCCATGGGCGTACTGGGTGGCGAATGGTTTATGGATACGCCTTTTGCCCTCGGCGACAAGGACAGCTTCCAGGCGATTCGCGGCAAGTGGATCGTTGAGCTGGGGGAGCTGGACAGTTTCAACAAGGCGGAAAGTACTAAGGCCAAACAGTTCTTCTCGGCGTCCACCGACACCTACCGCGAGAGCTATGGCCGCAGAACAAATGACGTGCCACGCCAGTGTGTGTTCGTAGGTACCACCAACCAAGAGGAATACCTCAAGGACGCCACGGGTAATCGTCGTTATTGGCCGGTATTCTGCAACAAGGTCGACCTGGATACCCTGCGCGAGATCCGCGACCAGCTATGGGCTGAGGCGCTGTTCTGCTTTGAAGCCGGCGATATCTGGTGGGTGACCAAGGACGAATCCTGGATGTTCGCCGAGGCCCAGGACGAGCGCTTCGTGGTTGATGAATGGGAAGGTCCAATCCTGACCTGGTTGGAAGAGTCGCAGATTGGCGAAACCGCAACCGGCAACGAGATCCTGACCCAGGCGCTGAAGCTGGACTTTGGCCATTGGGGCAAGCCTGAGCAGATGCGGGTCGGGGCGATCATGCACCGGCTGGGCTGGCGGAAGCGTCGCATGCCGGCATTGCCGAAAAGCGGGGTACGCCCATGGGCCTATGAAAAGCCTGCGGGCTGGGGGCGTATCTCTGCGTTGCAGCAGTCGGTGATAGAGGAGTCTTGCTTCGATGATTAAGCGAATCGACGAGATGCTCAAGCTGTGGGCGCAGGATCTGCATTCGCCTGTGCCGGAGAACACTGGCGGGCCGAGTGGCGGCAACATGATCGCTATGCTGATGGAGTGCAAGGGTGAGCTGATACGCGGCACTCGCGGCAGTCGGGTGCTGCTGGATGAATCTGTGGATATCGAGCTGATCGTCAAGAAGCACCTGCCGCCCCGTCTTGCCCTGGTCGTTTGGGAGCACTACTGCAACCATGAAAGCTTCCTCTCGCAGAAGCTGTTGCACTGCGCCTGCAGCTCAAGAACCTATTACATGCGGCTGCATGACGCCCATGTGTTCATCCAAGGGATGCTGATGGGGAAAGCTGCATGACCCTCGGCGTCACTCCGCGTGCCTCTGTCCTACTGTCCGGCCTTGTCCGACTCGCATTTAGCGCAGTTGGACAGGCGCAGGCCTCGCCGTTGCTGGGCTGTCCTACCGTCCAACCTTCACCCGCCCCACGCACACATGAGCATAGCGGGCACGTATTCGCGCCCATGGCGCGCACGCGTGCTTTTAGCTTTCTATCTATACACAAGAGAAAGTTAAATAAGGTAGGACAGTTGGGCGAAGCCCCGAATTTAGGCGCCTGTAGCTGTCCTACTTCGATTCTGAATAGTGGGACAGGCAGGACAGGGCACCAGAAGCGATAGCCGATTGAATGCGTTGTCCCTCCGTTGCACCTGCGTCCTACCCGTATAGCACCCGTATTGCGCCATGGCATTAAAACCAGCTTGCTGCCAGTAAAATCCACCTGTAAAAAGTACCCATCTTCGATAGGTGCGACCGCAAGCAGCGGGACTCACCACCACACTAAACCCGGCCATTGCGCCGGGTTTTTGCGTTTATGGGGTAGGGCGATGACGAACGAGCAGCAAGCGCTTATTGATATGCCGATCTGGATGGTGATCGTGCTGTCCCTGGTCGGCGGGATATCGGGCGAGGCATGGCGGGCAGACAAAGCCGGGGTAAGCGGCTGGTCATTGATTCGCCGGTTGCTCCTTCGGTCCGGTGCCTGCGTGGTCTGTGGGCTCTCCACCATGATGTTGTTGCATGCATCGGGCATGTCGGTACTGGCGGCGGGCAGCATTGGCTGCCTCACGGCGATGGCCGGCGCTGATGTCGCGATTGGCTTGTACGAACGCTGGGCCGCCAAGCGGTTGGGCGTGTGCGATGTGCCGCCCTCGGGAAGCGGTCAGGCATGATGCGCAGGAGGCCACGGAATACGTGGCCTGTAGCGGAGCGAATCAAAATGGTGCGCCGAAAGTCGCCGGGGACCCTGGCGGTATTTGAGGGGTACGGGGCATGAAACCCGCGGGAAAGCGTTAGCGGATGGGCTGCCAGCTTACTGAAATTCAATCCATTGAAATTGAAAGGTTTCCATTGAAAAGCCGTTGAAAAGGAGGGCTTATGACGGATCCACTCTTTCTGTCTAAAAGCGCTTTCGCGGCTCGCATCGGCAGGACGCCGAGCTACATCACTTGGCTCAAAGGCAACAACCGCCTGGTGCTATCGCCTGACGGCAAGATGGTGGACGTGCTGGCAACCGAAGCGCTGATCCTCGAAACCGCCGACCCCAGCAAGGCCGCCGTCGCGGCTCGACACCAGCAGGACCGGATCCAACGTGACGTTTACAGTCAACTGTCCCCCCTGGTCGAGCCGACTAACACGGCTGCGCCGCAGCAGCCTATTGCTGTCGGCGCCAAGGGCCACGACTTCCAAAAGGCTCGCGCCATGCGCGAATACAACCTGGCGCAACTGGCTGAGATCGAGCTGCACAAGGCGCAGGGCTCGCTGGTTGCCAGGGACGCGGTGGAGCTTGGGGCATACAACGCCGGGCGACATCTGCGTGATCAGTTGTTCGGCCTGCTGCCCCAGCTGTCCCACAAGCTGTCAGTGATGACCGACCCTTGGGACATCGAAAAACACCTGACGGCAACACTCCGTAAATCACTGGAAGAGGCTGAGCGCATGTCCTCCTCCGACCTTGAACGAGCGATGACGACGAGCTGACCTATGACCACGGAATTTCCTGACGGTGACCGTGCGTACCGTGAGGCGTATTTCCGTGGGCTGCGACCTGATCCAGACCTCTGGATCGACGAGTGGGCCGACGAGTACATGCGCATCCCGCGAGATACCGGCGCGCCTGAGCCCGGCCAGTATCGGACCGAACGGACGCCTTACGCTCGCGAGCCCATGCGCTGCCTGTCGCCGGCCCACCCGTGCCGGCGAGTGGTCACCATGGTGGCTTCGCAGCTGATGAAAACTCAGATCGCTTTGAACTGGATGGGCGGCCTGATTCACATGGCACCATCCAACATTCTGGCGCTGTTGCCCAGTCTGAGCCTGTCCAAGCGGGTCTCCGGGCGGATCAGCAAGACGATCAAGGCCACCCCGGAACTGGCGAAGCGTGTAGCGGCCAGTCGCTCGCGAGATGCCCGTAACACCATGGACACCAAGGAGTTCGAGGGCGGCGCCTTGTACGTCACCACGGCGGGCTCGGCAGCCAACCTATCCGAGCTGTCGGCACGCTACATCTACGGCGATGAGGTCGACCGTTGGGAAAACGATGTCGGCCAGGAAGGTGACCCCATCGTTCTGGCGGAAACCCGGGCGACCAACTTTGGGCGCAACGCCAAAATCTACTTCTCCAGCTCGCCGACGATCAAGGGCGCCTCGCGGATCTCGGACCTGTTCGAGTCCAGCGACCAGCGTTACTACTACGTGCCATGCCCCACCTGCGGGCATATGCAGGTGCTGGAGTGGGAGCGGCTGCTCTACAGCAAGGACTACAGCACGGTTCACTATCAGTGCGCCGCGCCTGGATGTGACGTCCTGATTGAGGAGCATCACAAGACCGACATGCTCGCCCATGGCGAGTGGCGTGCCCATGGCAGCGGCGATGGCAAGACGGTGGGTTTCCACCTGAACGCGCTCTATTCGCCGATTGGTTGGAAGGACTGGGCCTCGCTTGCCGAGGAGTTCGAAGACGCCAAGAAGGCTCAAGCCAAGGGCGACATGGGCCTGATGCAGGTGTTCTACAACACCCGTCTCGCTAAGGTCTGGGACAGCGCACAAGAGCAGACCAAGGCTGAAGTGCTGGTCGCTCGGGCACGGCTGGAAACCTACACCCTCGGCAGCATGCCGGTGGGCGTGCTGATGCTGACGGGCGCCGTCGATGTCCAGGCCAACCGCCTGGAGCTGATGGTGATGGGCTTCGGTGTCGGCATGGAACGTTGGGTGGTCGACCACCAGGTGATATGGGGCGATCCTGCCGATGAGCGCACCTGGGCGGTATTGGACGAAAAACTCAAGGTTCGATATCGGCACCCGTGCGGTGTCGCGTTGGCGATCCTGGCGACGGGCGTCGACTCCGGCGGTCACCACACCGACGAGGTGTACCAGTTCTGCCGTGTGCGGCGCTGGCGCAACATCTTCGCCATTAAGGGCGCGAGTAAGCCTGGCAAACCGGTGATTGCTCAACGACCGTCCATGGTCGATGTGACATGGAAGGGTCAGACCGAACGTGGCGGCGCCGAGCTGTGGTTTGTCGGTACCGACACCGCGAAGGACTGGATCTACAACCGCTACGCCTTCGAGGACGGTCCCGGTTCGCTGCACTTTGCCAATGACCTGCCGGACGAGTTCTTCGCCCAGTGCGTGGCCGAGCGCAAGGTCGCCCGGTACGTCAAAGGCTACAAGCGTATCGAGTGGGTCAAGGGCAAGGCCGAACGCAACGAAGCGCTCGACCTGATGGTGTACTGCCTGGCGATGGCGCATTACCTGGGCATCAACCGCTACCAGGAACACGACTGGGAGCGGGTGCGCCAGGCGCTGGCTCAGTCCGGTTTGTTCGACGATGTGTTGGGCGTCAAGCCCGTACAAGGCGAGCGCGTCGACGCTGACAAAACACCGGCACCGGTTGCGGCGCGTCAGTCGCTACCTGCACCGCCACCTGCAGCACCTGTGTCCCAACCGCGCCCCGCTGCACCCACACAACGCCGCAGCTCCACCAGCGGTTACCTGAAGAGACGTTGATATGTCGTTTACCCCGAAGCACCTCGAAGCCATCGAGCGCGCCATTGCACGCGGTGAAAAGACCGTGCGCTACAGCGACCGCACGGTGGAATACCGCTCTATCGACGAATTGCTAAAGGCCCGCGACGAGATCCGCACATCGTTGAGCCAAGCCGCTGGGCCGCGCTCCCGCGTGATCCGGCTAACCCATGGAGGCAAGGGAATCTAATGGCCCGACATTATCCGACGCTAACCCGTAACGGATTCTTGCTGCCGTCGAACATCAAGGCCAGCTACGAAGGCGCCGGAGAGGGCCGTCGTTCGGCCAGTTGGGAAGCCACCGACAACGGCATCAATAGCATCAACACCCCGGCCCTGCGCAACCTGCGGGCTCGCTCGCGGGCGGCGGTGCGCAATGACCCGTACGCGTTCAACGTCATCGACAAGCGCGTCAGCAACCTGATCGGCACGGGCATTACACCCAGGCCGACCACGGACGATGCGGCACTGCGCAAACTCAAGCAGCAGCTGTGGGATGACTGGGTGGATGAGGCGGACGCCGACGAACTGACCGACTTCTACGGCATGCAGGCCCTGGTGGCGCGCACCGTGGAAACTGCCGGTGAATGCTTTGTGCGGTTGCGACCGCGCAGCCCGAACGAAGGTTTAGCGGTGCCGCTGCAGTTGCAGGCGTTGGCGCCTGAGTTTGTCCCTCACGACAAGTTCGAGACGGCCAAAAACGGCAACGTGATCCGCGCCGGGATTGAGTTCAACCCAGCCGGCAAGCGGGTGGCGTACTGGATGTACTTGTCGCACCCACGCGATTCATCGTCGCTGAGCGCCGGTTACAACCAGTTGGTGCGCGTACCGGCAACACAGGTGCTGCACATCTTCGAACCGATGGAGCCTGGGCAGTTGCGCGGCGTGCCGCGTCTGGCTCCAGTGTTGAAACGCCTGCGCAGTCTCGACAACTACGACGACGCGGTGCTGTTCCGGCAGGAGGTGGCGAACCTGTTCGCGGGCTTCATCAAGCGCCCGGCACCGGAGGCAATGCAGCAGCCTCGCGATCCCGTTACTGGAATGCCATTGAACGTTGACCGCGACGGTTTCACACCGATGGTGGCCCTGGAGCCCGGCACCATGCAGGAGCTGGGGCCAGGTGAAGAGGTGGAGTTCTCCAAGCCACCAGACGCCGGCAATAACTACCCGGACTTCATGCGGCAGCAGCTGATGGCGGCGGCGGCGGGTTCGGGCACGCCTTACGAAATCCTCACCGGCGACATGCGCGAGGTCAACGACCGGGCGCTGCGGGTGGTGCTCAACGAGTTTCGGCGCCGCCTGGAGCAACTGCAATTCGGCGTGTACGTGCATCAGCTTTGTCGCCCGGTGCGGGCTGCTTGGATGGACATGGCGGTGCTGTCCGGCGCGCTGGTGCTGGAGGACTACGCGCAACGGCGCCGCGAATACCTGCGCACACGTTGGGTACCGCAAGGCTGGGCCTACATCCAGCCGGTGCAGGACGTACAGGCGCGGAGGATGGAAGTGCAGGCGGGCTTTGGTTCGCGCAGTGAAATGTGTCTGCGCAACGGTTACGACGCCGAAACCATCGACGCTGAAAACGCTGCCGACCTCGCCAGATCCACTGGCCTCGGTCTCAACTACACGACTCTTGATGCCATCGAGCCTATTGATGACAAGGAATTACCATGAGCAAAAAAACCAAACCCCGCGTCTATGACAAGGCGGGCAAGCAGGTCAAGGTCGCCGAGAAAAGCTGGTACACCCTCCAGGCCAGCGGCGAAGCCGAGCAACGCAACATCGAAATCTTCGTGTACGGCGAGATCGGCGCCTGGGGCGTCACCGCCAATCAGTTCGTGCAGGATCTGCGCTCCATGGATGACGGCGAGTCACCGGTGATTGTTGCCTTCAACAGCATCGGCGGGGACTTGTTCGACGGCCTGGCGATCCACAACGCATTGTCGCGCCTGGGCGAGCGTTGCACTGGTCGCATTGATGCCCTGGCGGCGAGTGCTGCCAGTGTCGCGGTATGCGGCGCTCACCGAGTGGTGATCGCGGCCAATGCCATGCTGATGATTCACAACCCATACACCTACGCCGGTGGTGATGCCGAAGACTTCCGCCGTGTCGCGGATGTGCTGGACCAGACCCTGGAAGCGATCATCGCGGCCTACAAGGCCAAGGCGCCGGATATCGACGAAGCCGAGCTGCGGCGCATGGTCAACGCCGAAACCTGGCTCACGGCCAATGAGGCGGTGGCGCTGGGCCTGGCCGATGAAGTCGGGGACGGCCTCAAGGTCAGCGCCTGTCTCGGCCAGGGCAGCGTGTTGCAGCGCTTCCAGAATGCCCCGCCCGAGCTGCTCGCCCAACTGGACGAAGAGCCGGAAGTCGAACCGCCGGAACCAGATCTAGCGCCTGTGCTGGACGCGGCCAAGCTGGCGCTGATGGTGACGCAGGGGTGTGCAGCAGCGGGCATCGGTAACCTGGTGGATCCGCTGCTTGCCACGACCAAGCTGGAAAGCGAAGCCGTGGTCCAGGCTGCGCTGACAAAGGCCAAAGCGCTGCATGGGCTTTGTGTAGCGGCGCGCTTGCCTGAGCTAGCCGGTGAGTTCATCACGGCGGGCCTGGATGAGGCAGCAGTGCGTGCGCGGCTGTTCGACAAGCTTGTGGGCAGCTGCGGCGGCTTTGAGATCAACAATAGCCTGCCGCTGGACGATGACCCAGCCCCAACGATCAAGGCCAAACAGGTCGACACCCAATCAATCTGGGCTACCCGTCAGGCGGCACAGAACGGAACCTCGAAAGGAGTAAGAGCATGAAAATCGAATCGATGCACGCAGGTGAGTTCCTGCTGTCTGAGGGCCCCGGCACCATTTCACGCGAAGCGATCAACGTCGCAGCAGGGCCGGCGCTGGAGCCGGGCCAGATCCTGGGGCTGGTGACCGCTACGGGCGAGTTCGCCCCCTATCTGCCGACAGCTGAGGACGGCTCTGAGAACGCCATCGCGATTCTGTACGGCCCGCTAGGGCAGTCTGATGTGGTCCGTCGCGGCCGAGCCATAGTGCGTCAGGCCGAGGTCAGCGAAGCCCATTTGACCGGCCTCGACCCCGCAGCCGAAAAGGCTCTGGCCGCCCATTTTGTGATCGTCCGCTAGGACGCTCAACCTATTTATCCATCCCGCCGAGTGCGGGATTTTTCGTTTCTGGAGAGTACCCCATGGCCGATATCGCCATTTTTGAAGACGATGTGTTCAGCGTTTCCTCTTTGACCGCTGCAATCAATGAACAGGAATACCTACCGGGCCGTATCAGCAGCCTTGGCCTGTTCCGTGAAGAGGGTATCAGTACCCTGACTGTGCAGATTGAGAAGGACGGCGACACCCTGGCGTTGGTGCCGGCAGGTGAACGTGGTACGTCCGGCCTGGTGGTCGGCGCTACTAAGCGTAAGTTGATCCCGTTCAATACCGTGCACCTGCCCGAACGCTTCACCATCAGGGCAGATGAGATCCAGGGCATCCGCGCCTTCGGCACGCTCACCGAGTTGCAGGCGGTGCAAGACGTGGTCAACAAGCGCCTGGGTAAGGCGCGCCGTCAGTTGGATGCCACCCACGAATTTCAACGCATGGGTGCTATGAACGGCACGGTGCTGGACGCGGACGGCAAAACGGTACTGTTGGACATTTATGACCGTTTCGGTGTGAAACGACAGAGATTACCCATGGAGCTGGGCAACCCGAAGACGGAAGTGCGGGTTAAGTGTGGCGTGGCTTTGGATATGCAGGAAGACGCGCTGGGCAACGTAACTACTACCGGCTCCCGTGCCTTCTGCGGCAAAAACTTCTGGAACGAGCTGATCGTCCACGAGTCGGTCAAAGAGACCTACCGCAACACTATGCAGGCCGCGTCTCTGCGCGGTGATGCACGCGAAAGTTTCGAGTTCGGCGGGATCGTCTGGGAGCGCTATCGCGGCAAGGTTGCCGGCGTTGCGTTTGTCCATGACGACAAAGCACTGCTGGTCCCCGAGGGCGTACCTGACCTTTACATTTCGTGCTTCGCACCGGCCGATTACATGGAAACGGTCAACACCCAGGGCATCCCGTACTACAGCAAGATCGAGCCGCTGCCTTTCAACAAGGGCGTGGCCGGCGAAGCCCAGTCCAACCCGTTGCACCTGTGCACACGACCTCGGGCGCAGATCCTGCTGGAGATGTGACCGTGGCCTTCCGCGATCTGATCGACGATATCGACGACGTGGTGTTCGAAACACTGGGCGACAGCGCGGTGATCGAAGGCCGCCCGGAGCCAGTGCTGGGCATGTTCTCGGCCCCCTGGAAACAGCCCCAGTTCGGCAAGCTCAATACCGGTCTGCGGGAGCCGCGCTTCGAGATCCGCGTCAAGGACTCGGACGGGTTGGTGAAGGGTTTGCGGGTCAGCGTCGATCTACCGGCTCTGGATGGTGGCGGTGACTATGACCTGCTGCAGCTTGAACCCAACGGCAATGGCCTGGTGGCCTTGATATTGAGGAAGCGGCCATGAGCATCGGCAGCTACACCCAGCAGAAGCGTGACGGTGGGATGCTCACCATCCAACCGTCGGCGGTGCATGTTCAGGCGTTGAAGGAGTTCGGCGAGCTGGTGCCCAAGGCGGCAGCGGCGGCCCAGCGGCGTGCAATCAACAAGACAATACGTTGGCTGCGCACCCAAATTGCACGGGCGGTAGGCAAGCAGGAGCGGATCGCTATCGGCGCTGTCCGGCAACGTATTCGGGCGTATCCGGTGACCGGCGGCGATATGCGCGGCAAGTTGTGGTTCGGCATCAATGCCATTGAAGCCAGCCGCACTGGCCGGGCACGGCAAACCGGCGCAGGCGTATCGGTTGCAGGCCGGCGGTACCAGGGGGCCTTTTTCAAGAAGGTCTACGGCAGCAACGCCGATATCTGGATCCGCACGTCAAGCAAACACTTCAACACCACGGACTACCCAGATGCCGCGCAGGGCGGCAGACGCTCTGGCTTCGTCGAAGAAAACGACAACCGCTTTCCCCTGGCAAAAGCCAAGGTGTCACTGGAGCAAGTGCGACCGCACTTTGATGCCTGGGTAAAGCGTGCCGACGAGCGCCTGCTGGAGATCCTCAAGCAAGAACTCAACTTTGAATTGCAGAAGTACCTCAAGGGGACCGCCCGTGTCTGATCAGCCTTTCAGCCTCGACCGTCTGTATGACGCCATCGAGCAGCACCTGCAGGAGCACTTGCCGGGTATTCAGGGAGCGTCGTTCTGGCCGGATCTGTCGGCAGACACCAGCATTCCCACGCCGGTGGTGCTGCTGGAGCTGGCTGAAATGGAGCCGGCGACCGATATCGGTACCGGTGAAACTGCGCTGACCTGCAAGTTCGAGGCGCGGATCATTGTCGATTCGATCAGCGCGGATCCGCAACGCCAGGCCGTGCAACTGGCCTCACAACTGGCGGTGCTTCTGCGAGGGCAGAGCTGGGGCTTGGAGGTCGCCTGCGCGCAGTTCGTGCGCTCCACCCAGGACTGGACCAAACCCGAACTGGATGGCTACTTCGTCTGGCTGGTGGAGTGGGATCAGACGGTATACCTGGGCGCTGAGGAATGGCCATGGCCTGATGAGCCGCCTGGTTCGCTGGTTTTCAACATCGAGCCGGGCGACGGGCCCGTGAGCCCCGAGGATCTTCAGTGAGTTACGCCGAGGCGGAGCATGACCGCATGATCGCCGCCATGCTCATGCCTTGTGTGGTGGTCGGCGTGGACCTGGCGGCGCCGGCGGTGCGTGTCAGCAATGGCGAATGGACCAGCGCCTGGGTGCGTTGGCATAGCCTGGCGGCCGGCAAGGCGCGGCACTGGCGCGCGCCCAGCCTGGGCGAGCAAGGAGTGTTGTTCAACCCCAGCGGCCAGGCGGGCATAGGCACGTTTATTCCCGGGCTGTACGGCAATGCTGGCGGCCCGCCAGATAACCGCGACCATGTAGAGGTCTGGCGGTTTGATGATGGCGGCTCCCTGGTTTACGACTGGGAGGCCAAGACGTACACCATCACGCTGCCCACGGGTACGGTCACCATCAAAGTGGGCAGCACAGTGGTTACCGTTACGGATAACGCGGTGAATGCCACGGTGGGCGGCACAGAGTTTGACTTGGCGCCCGGATGGGCGGCGGTTAAGTCGCCTCAGATATCGTTGATCGGCGCGGTTGAGATCGACGGCCCGTTACACGTAACGCAGACCATCACCGGCGCCGCCGATATCCTGGCAACCGGTAACAGCGACAACCACCACAAGCATTAACCTAAATCATCTACAGCCCGCCGCGTGCGGGTTTTTTCATGCCCGGAGAAAATCATGGCCAAGACCATCGACAAGCCCGTAACCGACGAACAAGCCCCGGCCGCGTCGGCGTCCCTGACGTTCCGCGATCTGGTCTACACATCGCGCACGCTGGTTGTGCCTGGCACCGAATGCACTTATCCAGTGGTCAACGCCCTGGTGGTGGTGCCGGAGTCTGACAAAGAGGCAGTGGCCTTCCTGAAGGCCAGCAGCGAATACGCCGCCCAGGAGGGCTAAGCCAGATGATCGGAATGGATCGCCACACCGGGCAGCCCATATCCGGCATTGAGCATTTGCGACAGTCCATCGCGGACATCTTGAGTACGCCCCTGGACAGTCGCCGGCACCGGCCGGAATACGGCAGCAAGTTACGCCAGTTCGTTGACTTGCCAATCAATGCCGGTTGGAAAAGTGCGGTGCAGGCCGAAGCGGCTCATGCCCTCGGCCTACATGAGCCGCGCCTGAAGCTTGAGCGTGTGACGGCGCTGTCGCTGCTGGACGGGAAAATAAACATGATCATTTCCGGCAAGTACCTGGGCGATAGCTTTGTCTTGGAGGTAAGTGTATGAGCATCGTGGACTTGTCGGCCTTGCCGGCCCCGGAGGTGCTTGAGCCGCTGGACTTCGAAGGGGTTTATGAAGAAGGGCTGTCAGCGTTTCGTGACTACATGGGCGACAATTGGAACGCCGCACTTGAAAGCGATCCAGTTACCAAATTGCTGGAGGTTGGTGCTTATAACAAGGTTGGCAACCGCGCCCGGGTTAACGATGCGTGCAAGGCGCTTTTGTTGGCGCACGCCATTGGTGCCGACCTCGATCAGCTGGGCGCAAACGTCAACCTGAAACGTCTGGTGATCCAGCCCGAGAACCTTCTGGCGGTGCCGCCCGTGCCGCAAGTGCTTGAGGATCATGATTCGTTTCGTGAGCGCATCCAGTTGGCATATGAGGGGCTGACCACTGCGGGGCCGCGTAACAGCTACATCCTGCATGCGCGTAACGCGTCCGGCCTTGTGCGCGATGCCACGGCGGAAAGTCCGTCGCCGGCGAGCGTTACCGTAACGGTGTTGAGCACGGAAGGGGACGGGACACCCACGCCGGAGCTGTTGGCCACGGTGGCTACAGCTCTTAATGACGATAACGTGCGGCCGCTGGGTGATCGGGTGACAGTCCAGGGCGCCGAAATTCTGCATTACCGAATTGACGCAATCCTTCATATGAACAGCGCCGGTCCAGAAGGTGACGCGGCTCTGGCCGAAGCCCTAAGCCGCCTTTCGAAATGGGTAAACCCCCGCAAGCGTCTTGGCGTTGAGGTGGCCCGTTCTGCTGTAGACGCCCAGGTGCATGTTGCCGGCGTTTCCCGTGTCGATCTGCCTGGGTGGGTCGACTTGGCTCCTACTAGAGCCCAGGCCGCGTACTGCACTGGTTACAGCGTGAGGTTGGCGGATGAAAAGCCTACTGCCCAGCAATAGCACCAAGCTAGAGCGGGCCATTGAGGCGGCGCTCTACGAAAAAACCATTGTTCCGCTGCGCACGCTCTACAACGCCGATACATGTCCGGCTCACTTGCTGCTGCATTTGGCGTGGGCCTGGTCGGTCGACCGCTGGGATTATCGGTGGAGCGATGCGACCAAGCGTGCCGCTATCAAGGCCTCGTATTACATCCATAAGCACAAGGGCACGATTGGCGCTTTGCGCCGCGTTGTCGAGCCGCTGGGTTATCTGATCGAAGCCGTTGAATGGTGGCAGACGGCGCCGGCGGGTGTTCCCGGTACGTTCGCGCTGAAAGTCGGCGTTCTGGACACTGGTATTACCGAAGAGATGTACGAAGAGCTTGCCCGGCTCATTGATGACGCCAAGCCCGTCAGTCGGCATATGACAGGCCTTGCGATAAGCCTTGAAACGCGTGGCGCCGTAAATATCGGCGTTGCCCTCTATGACGGCGACGTAATCGACGTCTATCCACCAGTACAGCGTGATATCGACGTGACCGGCTATATCAGTGCGGCCGGTCGTGAGCACAGCATAGACACCCTGGATGTGTATTCATGATTGATCAAAACTCGCAATTTATGGCGATCCTCACGAACGTGGGGGCTGCCAAACTCGCTAATGCTAATGCCCTCGGTACGGCCTGGAGCCTTACAGCCTTGGGTGTTGGCGATGCCAATGGCACAGACCCGATTCCCAGCAGCACACAAACAAAGCTCATCAATGAGCGTCGTCGTGCCCCGCTTAATCAGGTTCGCGTCGATCCAGTAAATGACGCCGTTATCATCGCAGAACAAGTAATTCCGCCGGATGTGGGTGGCTTCTGGATTCGTGAAATAGGCGTGTATGACGCGGACGGCGATTTGGTGGCTGTTTCTAACTGCGCGCCTAGCTTCAAACCAGTGTTATCCCAGGGGTCTGGCCGCACGCAAATTGTGCGTATGAATTTCATCGTTTCCAGCACTGGAAACATCGTTCTTAAAATTGATCCAGCGGTTGTGCTGGCGACGCGTGAGTATGTTGATTTAGCTGTTGCTGAGGCTTTCAACAAACAGGACTTTAAAAACTCTGTGCTGTTGGCAACTACTGGCCCCATCACGCTCAGTGGGCCTCAAATAGTTGACGGTGAGGCGACCGCTGACAAGGACAGGGTGCTAGTTAAAGATCAGCTTGAATCCAAGGGTAATGGCATTTACATCGTTTCTCACAGCGGCGCCTGGGCCAGGTCACAGGATGCAGATGTAAGCATTGAGGTCACGCCGGGCCTTATGGTGCCGGTCGAAAAAGGTGTGGCAAACGGTGACAGCGTTTTTCAGCTTACGTCTGACGGCCCGATTGTGCTGGGAACCTCTCGGCTGTTTTTCGAAAAGCTCGCTGGTCGAAGCGGAGTTTATGCCGGCACGTATCGGTCGGTTACCGTCGATAGCATGGGCAGGGTGCTTGGTGGTAGTAATCCGACGACGCTTGTAGGGTACGGATTGGTTGACGCCGCTCCGCTCGATAGCCCGAAGTTGTCGGGAGTACCTAAGGCGCCGACAGCTTTACCCGGTACTAGCGATGAGCAAATATCTAATGCGGCATTTGTCCAGGCTGCGATTGCCGCGCTCGTGGGTGGCGCCCCCGGCTCGCTGAACACCTTGAAAAAGCTGGTCGACGCCATGGGGTTGTTGGCGCCGCTGGCAAGCCCAGCGCTTTCGGGAGTTCCCAAGGCGCCTACCCCTGCTGTCGGGGCGAACAACGATCAGATTGCGAATACGGCATTCGTTCAAGCTGCCATCGCGGCGTTAGTAAACTCCGCGCCTGGCGCGCTGGATACGCTCAAAGAGTTAGCCGATGCGTTGGGCCAAGACCCCAACTTTGCCACCACCATAAACAACGCTCTTGCGGCCAAAGCTCCCTTGGACAGTGCCCTGCTGTCAGGCAAGCCGAAAGCCCCAACCGCTCCGCTGTCTGGCGAGGGCTCCAACAATGAGCAAATTGCCAACACCCAGTTTGTTCAGCGCCTGATATCGGCCCTATTTCCAAAGCGCGTGTTCTCGGCAAATGACTTTATTCGGATACCTGATACGCCGGGAGGGTTCATCATTCAGTTCGGTAGTGCTGTGGTCGCGCCTGAGGGAACCACTGACGTGACGCTACCTATTTCTTTCAACAGTATTCGGGGGGCTATTGCTGGGATGGGCGTGTCGGGATGGAACAGCAACGGCAACTACAGCGCTTATGCGGGGCTTATATCTCAGTCAGTGATCAGATTGACTCAAGACGTTTCGTCCACCAGCGGCGCGAGTAATCAGACGCTGTATTACTTGGCTTGGGGTAATTAAATATGCGGTTTTATTACTGTTACGAATTGTCGGGTTGGTTTAGCCCTGAATACAATCAAGTTATTCCTCCCGATGCCGTCGAGGTCGATCAGGAAACGCGTATAGCTTTGCTTGCGGGATTAGAGGCAGGCTTTGTAATCGTCAAAGGCGAGGACGGTATGCCGGAACTTGCTGATCGTCCTGGCCCCTCCCTGGATCAACTACAGGCGAAAGAGCGCGTTTGGCGGGATGCACAATTGGCACTCACTGACCCTCTTGTTATGCGTCACCGCGACGAGTTGGAGCTTTCGGAAGTGACCACATTAACTTCCGAGCAGTACAGCCAGTTGCAGGCTTACCGAAGCGAGCTGCGCAATTGGCCTAACGGCTCGCTGTTTCCAGCGTCTGCTCATCGCCCTGTTTTGCCTTCTTGGTTTGCCGCTGAACCGGTGTAGTCGCCCTTACCGTTTTTTGAGGGGCGCTCCAAGTACAACTAACACGAACAACCTACGGCCCTGCTCATGCGGGGCTTTTTCGTTTCTGGAGATTGAGCCTTATGAGTTTCTTTCACGGCATCACCACTTCGCTGATCGACACCGGGGCGCGCACTATCTCGCTCCCGTCGTCCTCGATCATTGGTCTGTGCGACACCTTCACCCCTGGCGTACTGGGTGGCGGCAGTGCCAAGGCTGGCGAGCTTAAGCTGATCACGTCCGAGCGTGAGGCCATTGCCGCGTTCGGGGCTGACTCGGCTATCACCCGGGCGTGCCAGGCGATCTATGTGCGGGCGAAGGCTGTAATCGTCGCCGTTGGCGTCCCTAAGCTTGCTGACGCCGCGCTGCAAACGTCGGCCATCATCGGTGGCGTTCTGGCGGATGGGCAGCGCACGGGCCTTCAGGCGCTGTTGGACGGCAAGAGCCGACACAATGCCCAGCCTAAGTTGCTGATTGCCCCGGGGCATTCGGCCACGCAAGCGGTGGCCACCGCAATGGACGCCCTGGCCGGCAAGCTGCGCGCGATTGCCATTATCGATGGGCCGAATACTACCGATGAGGCCGCTATGGCCTACGCGCTGAACTTCGGCAGTAAGCGCATTTACTTGGTGGATCCGGGCGTGCAGTTCTGGAGCACCGTCGAAAGCGCGACCGTGGACGCCCCAGCCTCGGCGTGGGTGGCAGGCCTGTTTGCCTGGACCGATGCCGAGTACGGCTATTGGGCGTCTCCATCCAACAAAGAGTTTGTGGGTATCACCGGTACCACCCGCCCGGTGGAGTACTTGGACGGTGACGCAACGTGTCGGGCCAACCTGCTCAATAACGCGAACATCACCACGATCATCCGTGACGGCGGCTACCGCCTGTGGGGTAACCGCACCTGCTCGGCCGATGCCAAGTGGTCGTTTGTCACCCGCGTGCGAACTTGCGACATCCTCATGGATGCGATCCAGGCCGGCCACAAGTGGGCGGTAGACCGCTCGATCACGAAAACCTATGTGTCGGACGTGACCGAAGGGCTTCAGGCCTTCATGCGTGACCAGAAAAACGCCGGCGCTGTGATCAACTTTGAGGTGTACGCAGACACTGAAATGAACACGGCCTCCCAGTTGGAGCAGGGCAAAGTCTACTGGCGCATTCGCTTTACCGACGTGCCGCCGGCCGAGAACCCGAATTTCCTGATCGAAGTCACCAACGAGTGGCTGACCGAAGTACTTGAAGCAGCCTAAGGGGGCCGAGTAATGATTCCTGAAATGTTGACCAACTGCGTCATGTTCTGTGACGGCGTGAGCTTTTCCGGTGACGTGCCATCGATGACGTTGCCCAAACTGGCGATCAAGAGCGAAGAATACCGGGGCGGCGGCATGAGCGGCCCTGTCGACCTGCCCACCGGCTTGGAAAAGCTGGAGGCGGCATTCACCACCAACGGCGTGCGTAAAGAGGCGTTGAAGTTCTTCGGCCTGGCGGATCAGACCGCGTGCAACCTCGTTTTTCGTGGCTCGTTCAGGGGCCAGAAAGGCACCGTTAAGTCGGTCACTGTGACCCTGCGCGGATCGCTCAAAGAAGTGGATATGGGCGATTGGAAGCCGGGCGACAAGGCCGAAATCAAGCACGCCGTGGCCGTCACTTACTACAAGCTCGAAATCGACGGTCGTGTGATGTTCGAAATCGACTTTGCCAACATGGTGCAGGTGATCAACGGTGTTGATCAACTGGCCGCTGAACGTTCGGCCCTGGGCCTCTAAGGATTGATGACATGACCGATTCTCTTACAGCGCCGCTGCCATCCTGGCTTGTCCTGAGCGACGACGGCGTTACCGTAACGCTCAAGCATAAGGCCAATCTCAATGGGGTTGTGACCGATAAGCTGATGATGCGGGCGCCCAGCGTGAAGGACGTTATGGCCGCCAAGATCGCCGGCAATGGTGACCATGAAAAGGTGGAGCTGAACTTGTTTTGCAGCCTGCTAATGGCTACCGAGGCCGAACTCACTGCCCTCAAATACAAGGACTACATGCGCCTTCAGGCGGGCTATTTTCGCCTGGTTGAAGAAGACGACGTGTAACGAGGGCACGCTTAAGGTGCTGGCCAAGCGCTTGGCAAAAGAGACGGGTTTCTCGTCTGCCGAGATCCTGGCCATGCCCTTTAACGTGATGGTGTGGTGGCTCACGGATTGAGCCGCTGTTGATCTACCCGACGTATAGGGCGCGCACATGGCGAATAAACTTGCTCTCGGCCTGGTGATTGGCGGGGCCGTCAGCTCGACGGTAGGGGCGGCGTTCAAGGACGTCAGCAACAAAATCAAGAAGCTGGAGGAACAAGGCAACAAGGCGCGGGTGCTGCAAAAGACCATCGGCGAAACCATGCGTTTGCGCGATGAATGGCGCAAGGCGCACATGGCCGGGGACAAGGGCGCCGAGGCGCTGCGGCGAAAGCTGGAGAATAATCTGGATGGCCTGCGTAAGCAGGGCGTTGAAGTGCGCAACCTGACCAAGGCTTACGCTGCCATGGGCCAGGCGGCAACCAAGGCCGAGCTTAAGGCCAAGGGCCATATGCAGCTCGACGCTGGCAAGCAGCAGATGAGAAGCAGCATCGGCCAGGCGGCGGCCGCCACGGCAGCGATGGCCATTCCGACGAAGGTTAGCGCGGACTTTGGCGCGATCATTCGTGACATTGCGATCAAGGCGAACATTGCCAACAAGCCCGAAGAAGCGCAGATGGCCAAGACGATTATTGGTACGTCGCGCGATTCCGGCATGGCCCGCAATCAGGTGGCCGAGGTGGTCAACGCCCTGGTGGGGGCCGGCATGGAGCTGGATAAGGCGCTGTCGTACGCACCAGTGGCGGCCAAATTTTCCGTAGGGCAGGGGGCGGATGGCGGCGAAACGGCCCGCATGATTAACGCCTTGGGGCAGAACGCCAAAATCTCCGACCCGGCCGTGATGCAAAAGGCGCTTGAGGCTATCGCCTATCAGGGCCAGGCGGGTAGTTTTGAAGCGGCCGACATGGCGCGCTGGTTCCCCGAACTGCTGGCAGGTATGGGCAAGATCGGCATTACTGGCATGGATGCGGTCACGCAGCTGGGCTCAATGCTTCAGGTGCAAATGAAGACCGCCGGCGGTGCCGACGAAGCGGCCAACAACCTCAAGAACTGGATGGAGAAAATCGGTTCTGGCGATACGGTCAAGGCCTACAAGGATGCTGGGATTGACTACCAAGGGTCGATGAATACCGGCCTGCAGAACGGTAAATCAACCCTGGAATCCAGCTTTGAGCTGGCACAGAAGTACATCGCGGCGACGGATCCGAAGAAGGCCGCCGCGATGGCCGCCGCTACGGCGAAGATCAGTAAGGAGACTGACCCCGAGAAAGCCAAGGCCATGATTGCCTCCTTGGAGCAGGCTTTGCGGACCGGGGATCTGTTTGCGGATATGCAGGTTAAGGGCGCTTTGACGGCCTTCATGCAAAACAAAGAGCTGTATGCGCAGCTCAAGAAAGACTCGGCCAGTGCCACCGGGATCCTTGATAAGAACCTTGAGGAACGCCGGCAGGCGTCAGCGCAAAAATGGGCGGAAATGGCCCAGGGTATGGACGAGGCCATGCGCGCCATTGGTGACGCATTCCGGCCAGTCACTGACAAGGTGGCGGATGGGTTGGCCTATGTCACCCAGGGGCTGGCCAAGCTGTCGGACGAGTCGCCCCGGGTTGTGACGGGGATCGGCGCCGCCGTGGCGGCCGTGATCGCGTTTCAGGCCGCGATGAGCGGATTCAAGATTGCCAAGGGGTTGCTCAACCTTGGGCGCGGCTCGCTGATGGGTAACCCGAATATCCCGCAGAAAGTCATTGTCACCAACATGCCTGTTGGTGGATCTGGTGGCATGGATTTGGGCGGCGTCGACGACGCTGGCGGTAAGGATGGGAAGGGCAAGGGCAGGGGTGGCGGCCGTGGCCGAAGTCCAGGCCGTGGCGTTGGCGCGGGCCTGAAGGGGCCGGCAGTGTTGGCCGTAATTGAGGCCGGCTTTAAGGTCAAAGACACTTACGACAACGCTGAAACCCAGGACGAAAAAGCTGAAGGTTATGGCGCGGCGGCCGGCGGGCTTGCTGGCACTCTTGCCGGTGCGGCGGCCGGTGCGGCAATCGGGTCGGCGGTACCGGTAATCGGCACCATCTTGGGCGGCCTGATTGGCGGGTATCTAGGGAGCTTGGGCGGTGATGCCCTGGGCGGTGCCATCGGCAAGTCGATGTTTGGCTCTGACGAAAGCAAGAAGGTCATGCCCGTGGCCGGTCCATTGATGATGAAGGATGCCGGCAAGGACATCCCGCCGGTGCTTGGGGATACTGCCAAGTCTTTTGCCCCGTCGCGCACCGGCCCGCTCATGCTTACCAATCCCGGACAGGGGGCTTTGCCTACGGCGCCTGGCGCGGTCAATCCGGGTGATGCTGCGCGGTCCATGATGATGCCCCAGGCCAGCGCTGATGCGGTAGCGGCGCCACTTGCGGCGGCCGTGGTGGCGAAGGTCCAGCCGGCCAAGATCGAGCCCAAAGTGGACATTAGCGCGCCCTTTACGCTGACGGTGCAGGGCGATGTGAAAGACCCGAATGAGCTTGCGGCCAGGTTGCAGCCGCTGCTGGAGCAGCATCGACGGGAAATCTCCCAGCAGCTCGAAAACCGACAGCTCTACGACGCGCCGCATCTCTAAGGGGGGAATATGGAATCACTGGCACAGCTACAGTCTGGCCTGAAGTACCTGGCCTCGGCCGGCGAAGCGGGTCGGCGCAGTATCGACGGGGTGATTGGGCCGGTAAACGGTGCGATCAGCGAAATCACCGGCGCGGCCAACGAGCTGGAGGATCTGCCGTTTATTGGTCCTGCCGTGGGAGAGAAGCTACAGCGAGTCATGCGGGGTATTGCCACTGCCCAAGCCAAGGTTGGCCAGGTGGTGGCCACCTACAACCGTGCTACGCGCGCCCTGTCGCAGATTGACGAGCGCCTGGGCACCTTGAAAGAGCAGGCAGGGCGGGCAGCTACCGCGATCAACAAGATCGCCGGCAAGATTGACCCGTCGCTGGCAAATATCCTGCCCACTGGTGCGTTTGCTACGGACGGCACGCCGGCGAAAGAGGCGGTGAAGCCGTTCCCCCATCTGCTGATCATTCAGCCGCTGGACCCGAAGGCGCAGCCGTATTACTTCAACCTTGATACGGCGGCCTTTGACTCGCTGCGCCGCTCGACTGAATACCGCTGGGCCTCTCAGGAGCGCCTGACGCGTCGGTCGGCCCAGCAGGCCGTGGGCATGGGTGACGAGAAGATCACACTCAAGGGCGATATTTTTCCGGGCTACCGTGGCGGTCTGGAACAGCTCAACACGTTGCGTTCGATAGGCTCCCAGCTCAAGCCGGTGACCCTGACCACGGGTTATGGCGTTGTGCTGGGCACCTGGTGCCTCAAGACCATTGACGAAGACCAGAGCGCGCTGATGCAGGGCGGTATCCCCCGCAAACAGGCGTTTACCTTGGAGTTTGTGCGCTATGGCGACGACATGCAGAACATCTGACGGGGATCTTCTCGATACCATTTGCCATAACTTCTATGGCCATCTGGTGGGCAGTGTTGAGGCAGTGCTTGCGGCCAATCAGGGCCTAGCGGACGAGGATCAGCCTTACCGTGCCGGTGTGGTGATTGTCTTGCCGGATCTGCCAGGCCCTGTTGATGAGCAAGTGGCCCTTTGGGATTAATTCAGTTCAACGCATCCAGATAGGCCTGGCGTTCGTTACGCGTGACGCCTCCTTTCCCTAGAGCCCGCCCAGTGCGGTTTTTTTATTGGCCAATGCCCTATGACTCCCCAATTTAGAATCGTCGCGAACGGTTCCGACATTACTTCACTGATTAACGATCGGCTTTTGCTGTTGCGCACCACGGATAAGCCCGGCATGGAGTCGGACGAGTTTGAGTTGCGCATTGATGACCGCGACGGCCTGGTAACGCTGCCCAAGCGCGGCGCCGGGATCGAGGTCTACCTAGGCTATGCCGAAACGTCCCTGGTGCGCCTGGGGCGCTATGTGGTCGATGAAATCGAGATGTCCGGCCCGCCGGACACCATCGTTATCCGTGGCAAGGCGAGCGACATGCGCGGTACTGGCAAGTCAATCCGCAGCGGTAGCTGGGAAGACGTGCCGTTGTCGAAAATCGTTTCTGACATTGCGGCGCGCAACGGCTGGACACCGGCCTGCACCATCGCCACGAAAGTCGCCAGGGCTGACCAGCTCCACGAATCTGACTTCAGCTTTGTCACGCGCCTGGCTAAACAGTACGACTGCACCGCCAAGGTGGGCGACGGTAAGTTGATGGTGATGCAGCGCCAAGCGGGCCTGAGTGCCAGCGGCAAGGTGATTACCGCGATCACCATCGCGCGCAGCGACGTAAGCCGCTGGCAATTTCGCCTGGGCGACCGTAACGCGCACAAGACCGTTGCGGCCAAGCATCAGGACAAGAAGACGGGCAAGTTATCGGTTGTATCCCTGGACAACGATGACGTGCCGGATGGACTGCCGGCAGTGCACACCGACCGCCATATTCACCCGAACAAGACCGCCGCCGAATCCGCGGCTAAGGCGCGCTTGGCTGCGTTCAACCGCTCGACGGCCGGCGTGCGTCTGGAAATGGACGGCCGCACGGATCTTTTCGCCGAGCGCTCAATTAACGCCCAGGGCTTCAAGGTTGGGCTTGATGGCGAGTATCTGGTGGATTCAGTCGAGCAGACATTCACCCAAGCCGGCTGGTCCACCACCGTCGAGTGCAACGGGGGTAAAAAGGGCAAGGCCAAAGCCAAAGGCAAGAAAACGAAGAAAGCCGCTAAGCCAGTCAAAGTCGTCAGCCTGGCGTAGCGGTCGCGCACCACAACCCCCGCCAAGTGCGGGCTACTCATGTTAGGAGCTTGTATGCCCATCACCCAGCAGCAGTTGCTGCAGATCCTCCCGAACGCCGGCCGCCAAGCCGGCGTTTTTGTATCCGCCCTAAACGCGGCCATGGCGAATCGAAAGATCGACACACCGAAGCGCCAGGCGGCATTCCTCGCCCAGATCGGCCACGAGTCGGGCCAGCTGCAGTACGTGCGTGAGCTGGGGAGTGGTCAATACCTCAGCAAGTACGACACCGGCGCGCTTGCGGCCAAGCTGGGGAACACGCCTGCAGCCGACGGTGACGGCCAACGCTATCGGGGGCGCGGGCTGATCCAGATCACCGGCCACGACAACTACCTGCGCTGCAGCTTGGCATTGTTCGGCGATGAGCGATTGCTTGGCACGCCTGAGCTGCTCGAGCAGCCGCAGTGGGCGGCAGAGTCAGCTGCGTGGTTCTGGTCGGTGAACGGGCTGAACGTACTCGCGGATCAAGAGCAGTTCAACACCATCACCCGCCGGATCAATGGCGGGCTCAACGGCCTGGAAGATCGCCTGCAGTTGTGGGGCAGGGCGAGGGCGGTGTTATGCGTCTACTCGACTTGATCCCCGCGCAGTTCCGTATCGCCGCCGTCGTCGTGCTGTTGCTGTCGGTGACCGCCGGATCTGCTGCGTTGGCCTGGACAGCCCAGGACTGGCGTTATGGCCGCGAACTGGAGCGCCAGGCCCGATTGCAGGCGGACACCCTTAACGAGTTATCCCAAGCGTCTGCCGCCGTGCAGCGTATCGAGCAGGACAAGCGCCTGGCTCTGGAGCGGCGTCTGCAGAACAAAGACGAAACCCACCACAAGGAATTGACCGATGAGCAAACCAAGCAGGCTCGTCTGCGTGATCGCCTGGCTACTGCTGATATGCGGCTGTCAGTCGTACTCGCCGCCACCGAAACCACCGGCAGCTGTTCAATGTCAGCCACCACCGCCACCGGCCGCGTGGTTCATGGCACCACAAGAGCCCAACTTGACCCAGCGCATGCTCAACGAATTATCGGAATAACCGATGCCGGCGACCAAGGATTGATCGCCCTGCGGGCCTGTCAGGCCTACGCAAAAGAAGTCTCTACACCGAAGTAAAAGGAGCGGCCGGGTAGGATGCGTCAACATCCAACCTGGCCACCTTCCCCGCAGAACGTCCCTGCAAGTCCAGCCAAGGCTCCTGCTTCGTGCACAAAGCGGAGCGAGCCTAGCACTGTTTATCCATACAGCAAAGGTCTTGCTTTTATATGTCCACACCCATCATCCCTTGGATGGGCGGCAAACGCCGCCTGGCCGACCGCCTTATCCCGCTCTTCCCACCTCACGAATGCTACGTTGAAGTCTTTGCCGGCGGCGCCGCGCTCTATTTCATGCGTCCCCAGGCCGCGCCTGTTGAAGTCCTCAACGACATCAACGGCGACCTGGTGACGCTTTACCGCGTCGTGCAGAACCACCTGGAAGAATTCGTGCGCCAGTTCAAATGGGCACTCAGTTCTCGGCAGGTGTTCGAGTGGCAGAAGATGACCCGCCCGGAAACCCTCACTGACATCCAGCGCGCCGCGCGATTCTTTTACCTGCAGCACCATGCCTTCGCCGGCAAAGTGACGGGGCAGACGTTTGGTACCGCGACCACTGGCCCGGCCATCAATCTGCTGCGGATCGAGGAGAATCTCTCGGCCGCTTGGCAACGGCTGTCCGGGACCTACGTCGAAAATCTCCCCTGGCTTGAATGCGCAGAACGCTACGACCGCGCTCACACGTTCCACTACATGGATCCGCCTTACTGGCAGACAGCCGGTTATGGCGTGGACTTTCCATTTGAGAATTACGAGCGCATGGCCGACTTTATGCGGCGCTGCAAAGGCAAGGTGATGGTCAGCATCAATGACCACCCTGACATTCGACGTGCTTTCGAGGGCTTTCATTTCGAGCACCTGAGAATTCGTTACAGCAACTCCAATCAGCGCCAGGGGAAAGCAGAGGTAACCGGTGAACTTGTCATCATGAACTGGATACCTTCTGCTCTTGGAGGCCTGTTTAATCTCGAATTAGCATCTGAATCAGTCTAACAATTTCGATGGCTAAGGTGAGGGTGCGTTCAATAAGCTCGACGATCATACAGTTCTCCAAGTTGAGTTTGTCTATCCGGCGCATTAGTTTGCGTCGATTGTGGATTGCTTTAAGTGGCTTGGAGATTAAATAGATAGTTTGGCTTGGCTGTCAATGCTCTTAAAATATTTTTATGATGGGTGGCCGCCAAGCCGCAGCCCGCCGCTGTCAAGGGGTGTATGGGAGTGCAAGTTTCTCAGCTTTTAAGGTTAGAGGGTCTGTCTAGCTTACGTAGGTTGCATAAGTTACGTGCTTGCTTAATTACATACTTACGTAAGTTTTCTCGATGATTGGCTTTGTAGCTATCAAAAGATATCCAGTAGATATCCAGTAGATATCCAGTAGATATCCAGTAGATATCCAGTAGATATCCAGTAGATATCCAGTAGATACTAAGAGGGTATCCCCTAAGAATGGATGAATATGCTTGCGAGACTCATCAGGTGTGCTTTGAATGTCCTCTCACAGCGTCCTCTGTTTATGTTTGGATTGGGCGCCCTGCTATCGGAGTGATCAAGTCCGCTCCTTGGTTTCGAACGTTGCCTACCGAGGCGTCAACCCGAAACCACTCAAAATCATCGATTGGCTGACAACACTCCTTCGCTATTTCTTCGGCCCGACCTGGATTAAGGCTGGGGTCGATCCATTCCCTGGCGTGCTCAGGTGTCAGCACCAACGGCTTGCGGTCGTGGATGTCGACCATGCCCTGATCACTGACGGCGGTGATGATCACGAACCCATCGCCGTCGTGGGGATCCAGGCCAGGATGAACTTGGGCGAGTGCACCAAAGAACATGGGCTTCTGACTCTTCAGGCGAATGAAGTGGGGCTGCTTTCTCTTCGGATCGTCAGGGTCTTTGACCCACTCATACCAGCCTTCACTCGGCACCAGGGCTCGGCCATTCGGCCAGAGCTGTTTGAAGAATTTCCCTGTGGTGACCGTCTCGACCCGAGCGTTGATCGGATCCGGGCGCTTACCCTTCGCCCAGAACGGCGCCCATCCCCATCTCACTGCATCGATATGCAGCCCGTCCTCAGTTGTGTGTAGAACCTGCACCCGCGTTGACGGTGCGACGTTGTAGCGATCAATTGGCTGAGCATCATACCCACTGAACAGCTCTATCTGCGGGCTCAGCTCTTCAATGAAGAACGCCATACCTTCGTATTGCACGAATCGCCCACACATACGCACCTCTCCGCTTGTCGAAATCCCGTACAGAAAAATTGACCGCAAGCGTCCTACAAAGTTAACTGTACATTCATACAGTAAATGTAAAAGGCCGTATCATGAGCTTCACCATTCTGGGTCCCATCGCTGAGGTAGGCGCGAAGTTGCCGTTGTGTTCGTTCCAGGTTCCGGCCGGTTTTCCTTCGCCGGCAGCCGACCACATTGAGCAGCACATCTCATTGGATGAGGTCCTGAATATCCGTGCGCCCCATGTGTACCTGGTAGCAATCACCGGTGAAAGCATGCAGGGCGTCGGGATCTTCGATGGTGACCTGGCCGTGGTGGATCGTGCCATCGAGCCGATCCACGGGCATGTGGTGGTAGCACTGCTGAACAATGAGCCCGTCTGCAAGCGTTTGTGTAAGCGCGGCCGGGAGGTGATCCTTTTATCAGAGAACCCCAAATACCCGGCGCGTTATGTGCTTGAAGGCGATGAGCTCTCAATCTGGGGTGTGATCACCAGCACAGTGCGCAGCCATGTCTAAGCAAGAACCGACCTTTGTGCTGATCGACTGAAACAGCTTTTATGCCAGTTGCGAGCGGGTGTTCCGGCCGGATCTGGCGAAGGTGCCCATCGTGGTGCTGAGCAACAACGACGGCTGTGTCATTGCGCGCAGTTACGACGCGAAGCCGTTCATCAAGATGGGCGAGCCGTATTTCCAGATCAGCACAAGCTCAGGCAGCACGGCATTGTGCCGTTCTCCTCCAACTACGCGCTGTACGGCGACATGAGCGAGCGAGTGATGAGCCTGATCGAGGCGTTGGTGCCGGCAGTTGAGGTGTACAGCATCGATGAGGCATTCGCCGATCTGACAGGTGTCATTGGGTTGGATGCGTTAGGCCGACAGATTCGTGCCCAGGTGCTTCGCTGCACAGGCATCCCTGTCGGAGTAGGTATCGCTCACACTAAGACTCTCGCTAAGTTGGCAAACCACACCGCGAAGCGCCTGCAGTCCCAAACCGGCGGTTTGGTCAATATCACCGATCCGGTTAAGCGGGACTGGGTGCTGCGTAATACTGACGTGGCGGAGGTGTGGGGGGGCGGTCGTAAGATGAAACTCCATCTTGATGCTATGGGAGTCAAGTCGGCTATGGACTTGGCTAAGGCCGATCCGTGGACGCTCCGTAAGAAATTCAGCGTTGTGATCGAGAAGACGGCTCAGCAGTCGAAAAATAGCGGCCTACTTCAGACCATCCTTAGATTAAGGGGCTGAGAGTCTAGTTGATCGAAGCAGGTGGTGCAGGTGTAACGAGAGCGTGCGCTATGTGAGAGCTATTACCGCCAAATACTAATTTTAGAACAAGTTCTATATGCCTGCTCATTCCCGGATGGTAAATGGTAGAGGTTTACAATTGTTGGGTTTTTGATAATGGGATTAAGAAAGTTTGTGTTAACGGCTGTAATAGCAACTGTCTGGGCCATATTCGCAGTATTGCTCGCCGAGAGGTTATTGCTGGCATATTGGTTGCGCTAGAGCCTGAAGGCGTACCTCAGGGCTGTAGCTCGGTGACTCAACTCAGAAAGAATAAAACTTAGCTGAAAATCCGCTTTAAAAAAATGGCGGCTCCGGTCTATATTCGTGGCCGAAAAAATTTAACATGGCCTCAATTAATACATCTTGCAAAGGATTGCAAAATGACAAAGCCAATCGTTCCATGGATGTGTGGCAAGCGCCGACTTTCGAAACGGCTACTGGCGCTGTTTCCAGAATAAGCTGGTTTGAGCGGATAAAACTATGAGTAAGGAGGGTTGATGGGGTCACAGATTATTTGGCTGGTCGTTCTGTCTGGCTGGAGCTTTGCCTTGGCGATTGTCATCTGTGCGATGACGGAATAAGCAAAGCCCCTAAGGTTGAAGGCTCCAGGGCTTCTAATTAAGAGTTGCAGGCGTAACAAGAGTGTTCGGGCTGTGCAGGTGCTTGTGGCAAGTAAAGTTGGGAGCAAGTCCAGGCAGACATCGGCACGTCTAGTGAAGGCCCTTCCGCACAATCCTTCCCGCCTTCACTTCATCCACATACCAAGACAGAAGATCCTCGTCCGCATGAAGTACGGTGCACATCTTCAGCACGACCTGGGCATCTGTCTCATTGCCTGCAAGGCTCAGCCGCGCCGCAATCCTCACCAGTTCTGCGGTTGACCTGTTGAGGTTAGAGGCAACAGCTTGCAGGTTACGCTTAAGGTCTGATTGGGGGGGGCGCAAATGGGAGTCCTGAAGATTATTTGGATGGTTATTGGAGCTTTGCCGTGGCGATTGTCATTTGTGTGGTGGCGGAATAAGTAAAGCCCCGAACGTTGAAGGTGCCAGGGCTTCTATTTTCACCAATCCAACCCGTAAATGGCCGGTGAGCGTGGTCAGGATATTACCAGCGGTTTTTTAGTGGTGCCGGTTCCAAAAATTGAAGTTGTTAGGTGTTGGGGTGTAGTAGTTTTGAAGTGTGATTTGATAGCTAAGTTTTATCTGTTCTAAATATTCAATGCAGAGTATAAATATAACCGCTGAAAATGCGCAAAAAATTATGCAGGCAGCAATGCCCAGATCTTTATTGTTTGTTAGATATTTTTTTATAGCTCTAAATATTTTCATTTTTATCTAAAGTGTTTGTTTGGTTCTTAGTCGTTAAGCCTTTCGGCGAGCAAGCTGTTTTGATAGTTATATAAGCTCATCTTCTGATTTTACTGATGTGTGACTTGAATCTCGCGGAAAAAATGGTTCGACAGAGTTGCTGATTAGGGGTTTAATAAGAGCTTTTCTGAATTTAGATTGTTGCTTTTGTTGTTGGTGCACTTGTTACTTAATTTATATTTAAATAGTATTTATTTTTTAGCGTTTTTGAAGTGGGGAGGTTGATATCAAAGTTAATTTTTTGTCTGGATCTTTTATTGTGTGGCAGAATTCTAGTGCGGGGGGGAGCTTTTTTCGATAGTATAATTTCTATATTTGGCTGCGTCTCGCGAGTGCGTTGGCGCGACAAATGTTCCCGCGTCAGTCAAACAGTCACTGGATACAATCATCGTGGTGCAGGGCGATGGAGCTGCTAAAGAATGTGAGTTCGCGAGGGTTGGTAAGCATCCAGTAAAGGATGCTTGGAGCTCTCTTTTTTCATAAATTTTTTTAAAAAAAATATGTTTATTTGTTTTGTTGTGCCTTTATTATTTGCAGCCATTATTTTGACGTCAAATATACTGTTGTGCAACCCGATAATTCAGTCGCCTTGATTGTGCTGTGCGGGATTTTTTTTCGGTCGGCAGGAAGCCGTAAGGGGCGAGAAATGGGGACATGCGCATTTAGCTGAAATGGACGAAAACAAGTGGCAGCGCTGGAGGATAACTAAGCGTGCATGCTGTCCTGCTAACCGCCAGCGCCCCTCCTAGATTAAACGCATCAACTCCCACCAAAGTAAAGCGAATCGAGGCGAACTGAAATTTTTCTCAGGCGGGACGTAGGGGATGGATTGCCCACCGTCCACAAAGGCAAAGCTCACGCTTTACCGTGACCGTAACAACAGCCCTGTATTGGGTTTTCGTAGTGGACACTAGGCCTGGCCCTGGAGGCTGACATGAAACACGCCCTTACCTACGCTGACGTCCGACGTGTCAAGCGCCTCGGCAAGCAGCTCAAAGCTACCGCCCCTGAACTGCCACATGCTCAGCGCTTGGACAAAGCTGCAGTTGAGTTGTTCGGTGCTCGAAATTTTCACGAGCTGAATCGCTGGTTCGACCGACTTATCAATCAGCGTGTCGATACGCCCGATGGCCTCAATAGTGTAAGTCACGGTTTATTCTGTGATTACAGTTTTGCTGCCTATTAAAAGCCTGATCAAAAATCGCACCGTGATGTCCACGAGCGCTTATTGGAGGCCGAGGATAAGCTAGTGTACCGCCCTGGAAACTATACCGAACGTGAGCGGATGAAGCAGAGTGGATACGAGCAGATGCGCCGTGAGGAGAATGAGCCAGATCGAATTGATGGTTTGCTTATGATCACCCGGAGCTGGTTCGATCGTTCGCTTCACAGCGCAGTCATGGATGGCTATTGGACCAAACATCCGACTTTTGAGGTCTATGTGGCCATGATGATCTCTCATCTGGAAACCATGAATGCAGTAATGGCGGCCACACTCGCAGCACGTTTTGGGCGAACCCCGGGGATGATAT